TTCAATACCCATCATCTTAAGTTTAGGTTCATCATATCGAACACCTTCACTATCCCATACATTCAAGATGTATCTTTTCTTTGCAGTCCAAATACCACGATCAGCGATGTTCTCTCTCTTCATAAACATCTTCTGATCATAAGCACCTACATAGTCGGCCAATTCTTGGTAAGAACCTTCAATAAAAGGCTCAAATTCCATTTCACAGATCTTGTTAAGGAACGACACAACGCCCTCATTAGTTTTCTCTCTGCCTTTGTATACAGCCTCAACCAAAGGACCCAAATGAAGATAGATGGAATCAGTATCTGAAGCAATAACATAATCAACCTCCTTAGTTTTCAAAATTTTATTCATCTTGGCATTCATCCTATTCTCTATCCATCGAATAGAAACTTGCCCAGATAAAGTAATAGCTTCTGCGTTTGCTAATTTATAATACCTGAAGTACTGATTGCCGATAGCACCATAAGCAGAATTAAGAGAGATCTTTTTCGCCATTTGGATGTTGTTGCACCTTGCAATTTCCTTCTCCAGTGCCTCAGTGGGGGTCTTCTCATATGCTTGCTTTGCCTCCAACATTTTTTTCTTAAATATCACACGATCTCCATACATTTTATCCATAAGTTCAGGAAGGAATCCACGCACATCCTTCCTATATTGTGCTCCATTTGCACAAACTGCATAATCTCCATCAAACTCACACTCCTTGTTTAAGATCCTTTCAACGCTCGCACTGGGATGTCGAGTTTCCCTGATGGTCTCTGGACTGATATTATATTGCATAATAAGATGAGGATACAGACTGTTGAGGTCAAAACTAACCACCCAATCATACTTTCCTGGTTTGGGTTCCTTGACATAAGCACCTGCGTATTTGTCGTTTTTATCTGATCTATTCTTAGGGGGAATAACAATATTCCTTTTCTTCAAATAGTTATAGATTATAGTATCCCACATCCGCACTTGATAAAACACATCCTCATAATTCACCTTGGCTTCATATGCCATAGTAAGAGCAAGTTCAATCAACTTCATTTTGCTTTCCAAACGGTCAACAAGTTCAACGTCAATGATGTTGTATTCGACAAACTTCTGCCAACCATTTGTATAGAAATCTTTAAAGGTATCAAACTCAGAGTGATCTAATTTCTTTTGTCCAAGTTCTACACTTGCGATATAGTCTAATCGATAAGATTCCTGTGCCTTGTAAGTAAACTTCTTATACAAGTCAAGATAATCTAACTGAGATACACCACCAATATCATATGAGATATATCTACGACCAGCAATATAAGTTTCATCTTCAGTTACAAGACCCCAAGGGGACATTCTTTTCATTAATTTCTCACCAAGAATTTTTTCAATCCTACGGCACATATATGGAATATCATATAATTTACTGTTCCAACCAGTAATAACTTCTGGTGTATTGGATTCAATCATCCACCAATTTATAAAATTACTTAGAAGATCATACTCAGTTTTAAATCCTTTGTATGTTACATTCTTTTGTTTATTGATAAAATCTCCTTGTCCCCAAGTAATGATTTGTTTTGTTGTATAATCTTGTATTGATATAAGAAGTATTTCTTCAGCACAAGATTCTACATCAGGGAATCCTTGTTCTGACTTAACCTCAATATCAAGTGTAACTAATTTAATTTTTTCAATATCAAACTTTAGTTCCTGATCTGGATATCTTTCAGAAATGTACTGATATATAAATCTCTCATTTCCATAAACATTAAAATTTTCTACCTCACTATATCTCTTTATAAAATCCCTAGTTTCCCTAACTGTGCCTGGCTCAATCGCTTCTACAAAATCACCAGTAAGTGTTTTATATTTTGTTTTCTTTTTTGAATCAACAAAAAGGGTTGGATAAAATTTCTCACGAGTGGCGAAGTGTTTTCCATCTTCGTATCCACGAACTAAGAAGTTGTCTCCAACCATTTGGACATTCGTATAGAATCTCATTCTTTAGTAAGTTCAATATATTGCTGAACTACCTCTGGACTTGGATCAGCGATAGTTAAGATGTCTTCTGATCTTAGCATATATTCTGTTTGATTACTAGCTTTTATCCAAGGTTTCATATTGTCTTCGTCAAAAAATCTATATGGTTTTATTAGACGGCAATCTGGCTCACCTTCTTGGGACATAACTTCTTCAATTTCGGTGATAAGGACATTATCAATATCAACCAATACACATTTAATTGCCATCTTTTTCTTCTCCAGTTTTTGATGCTTGTTGTTTATCTATAAACATCTGAGTGACAGATGCTAATGGTTCTACAATAGTTACAACCCAATCAGTGGGAATCACAACATCAGTGTCTGATGTTAGAACTATCCAAGGTGTTAGTGTAACATCTACACCAAAATCACTTTGTTCTTTTTCAAACCTCTTTTCTTGTATTGTAACTAAATGAGGATTTTGTAATAAGTATGCTGAAGGTGTTACTTGATTTTTTTCATTAAGTAATTCCTTTGCATCTGATATCAGAGTTTCACCTGATTTTAAAATAATTAATTTAATTGACATTAATAATCACTTCTTAACATACGACGAGATTCACCTTTATAGTTATTCCATTCTACTATTATACCATCTTTTCCAGTATATTCAAACCCATTATCAAAACCAGAATGAAAATCATCATTCGCTTCAGTTCTTAAATTTCTAGGAGAATGAATAATCTTACCAATTTCTGGTAAATACATATATGGAATATCACTGTTCCTTATAGTAAATAAAGCATCATCCATATATTCTACCATAGTATCACCAGCAAGATTGAATGATGTATTAAAGAGAATAGGAATTTCAGTCAACTTATAAAATTCAGAAATTAAATTATAATAATTTTTATTCTGTTTTGAGGTAACTGTTTGTATCCTACAAGTTCCATCTACATGAACTATTGCTGGTATTAAATCTATCTTCTCTGGTAGAGTATCTACAGCATACATCATGTATGGACTCTCTTCTAGTCTATCCAAATCAAACCATTCTTTGGCATGTTCTAGAAGAACTGTTCCAGCAAATGGTCTAAACCATTCCCTATTCTTTACAGTATTAACTATATCCTTTCCATTTTTCACTCTAGGATCAAATAGAATAGATCTATTTCCAAGTGCTCTAGGACCTATTTCACTTCTACCTTGTGCAATAGCAACTATATTACCTTCACTTAATAATCTTGCAACTTCCCCTACTGATATATCAGATTCAATTTCATGATCAAGTAATTTATAATCATATTTTAATTGGGTTCCCAAATATAAATTATCAAGTTTACAATCAATATTCATATCACATACTTGAATTGCACCACCAATGCTGACACCAGAATCATCAGATACTGGTTCTACATATAGATTAATATCTTTAGGTAAAGATTTTAAGAGTTTATAATTAGCAACACAATTTAAAGCACAACCACCAGTTAATATTAAATTTTTACTACTTGATTTTGATAATGCTCTTTCGCAAGTAGCAATCAAATAATTTTCATAATCTTTTTGTATTCTATATGCAAGATCCTGTTTGAATTCTTTATCTTTCTTTAACTCATCAGATATTCCATTTAGGAGAGCTGAAACCATTCCTCTTGCGTTAAAACTAACTGCTTCAAAATTATAATTGCCTCCATGAATTGGATCTAATAAACAAGGAATATTACTATTTTCTTTTCCATATGTAGAAAGACCCATAGTTTTACCACAATCTAGACCATGCCAACCAAGCCATTCAGTAACTGCAGAGTATGAAAATCCTGCACCTATATTAGCAATAACATTTAAAAAATCTGGTATTTCTTCTTTTGAAGGATTATATGATTTTAATCCATTATCAGTCGGAGCGAAAACTTCTTCATTAGAAATTTCACAAACACCTTTTCCACAAACAGTTCTCTCTATAAGCGTAGGGACATCTAAAACTTCATATATTGATTGATTTTCTTTTCCATACCAATGATTAGTTCCTGCACCATCTATTACCACAATTGTAGCGTCTTCAAAACCAGAATTGCGAAAAGAACATATTGCATGTAAATCGTGATGACAAGGATGTTGTAAGTGTGCTCTGACATCCATAAACTGTGGACACTGCATTGGAACCTTAACTTTAGATAAATGTTTCAAATAAGTTAAGTATACTTGAGGATCATAATGATCAGGAAATAAATGAGTAAAAGAAACAAGATCTATACGATCAACAAATTCTTCAATTTTAGCTAAAGCAACTAAGGGTTCTGTAGCATGTTTCATATTCTTATGTCTTTCCTCAAGAAGATGTGCAATTACTTTGCCATCCTTCATAACAGTTACAGATGCATCATGAAAACCATTAATACAAATATTAATCATTAACAAACATCCTCATAAATTTCACCTATTTCCCAACAATCTATACCTTCATTCTTAATCATATTCATAGTCAATTCAGTACGATTAGCAGGAACTATAACACAATATCCAATACCAAGATTAAATACTTTTCGCATCTCTAAATCATCCATATTACCTTGATGTTGGATCTCTGAGAAGATTTCTGGAACACTCCAAGAATTCCAATCAATGTGTGCTTTTACTCCTTCTGGAAGGCATCTAGGAAGGTTTTCAGGGATTCCTCCTCCAGTAATATGTGCCATACCATATATCCAATCACTCTCTTTCAGAAGGAGATTTACGATAGGAGAATAAATGGTTGTTGGTGTAAGTAACTCAGGATGATTACAATAATTTAACTTAAGTCTTTGTGACAAATAATTAACAATACTATATCCATTACTATGAAGACCACTACTTGCTAATCCAATAATTTTATCACTTGGTTTAATAGAAGATCCATCTATGATTTGTTTCTTTTCTACTATGCCTGTACAAAATCCAGCAAGGTCAATTTTGCTAGTAAAACCTGGATGTTCAGCAGTTTCTCCACCAATAAGTTCTACCCCTGCTATTTCACACCCCTTAAGAATACCCACCATAATATCAGCAATATCACCGTTCAACTTCTTAGTAGAAATATAGTCTAAGAAATATAATGGTTTAGCACCACATGTGATTATATCATTCACACACATAGCAACTAAGTCTTGACCTATAGTTGTATAGTCATCAGCAGCTTCTGCAATATTAATTTTAGTTCCTACACCATCAGTTCCAGATACTAGAATAGGTTCTTCATATCCTGAAGGAACCTCAAACATACCACCAAACCCACCAAGTTTAGGAGCTTTATTTCTAAGTTCTTCTACAAACTTATTACCAGCATCTATATCAACACCAGCAGTTTTATAGTCTAATACTATTCCTTCTTTTTTAAAATCAAGGGGTTCATCCCAATTCTGATTCACCATCTCTCTCCTTTGCTGTTTTCCAAAAATAATTTTCTTCTGATCCTAATCCATCTCTATCGTGACCATTCTCAACTTGATAATAAACTGTTGATACTTTAAAGTCAGGATTTTTTGGTGTCTCAGGAGTCAAACTATTGTCATAAATTCTCATTCTATTATTTGGATACAAAGCAAACTGCCCATTATCTAGTTCAATTAGATTGTGAGACTTATGTTCCGCAGGTTGCTCACTTGTAGAGTAATCAATCGCATCTGGATCATAATGATAATTATCTAGTGTACAAATATATGTACCAGTTTGTTTACCATAATCACGAGTCATTATTTCATAATGCATAGAACCTATAAATTGCTTTTGAACAGCAATTACTCCATAATCCATACAATTCCAAAATTGTAGATTATGTAATTCCATATCTGGTTCTGGTTTTTCGGGTGATGAAACAAACGCACTGATAGGTAACTTATCAAACATAGCAGCATATTCTGGTAGATATGTTTCAAAATAAAAGGCACGTCCAGGTATAGATTTTGCCGATACCCAAACTCCCTTTACATATTCACCATGACCACTCTTATGGTCGGTGAGATATTCTTTTCTTACCCATACTTCATAGGAAGGTAAGTTACAAATCAGTGCTGGCATTAAAAAAAGGGGTCTTATGACCCCTCTATTATAACACAGTTTTTTCTTTTTTGCTTTTTTCTTTAGGAACTCTTTTAATATCACTGATAGCATTACGAATAATACTAAAAGGACTAGTTAGTTT